AACCTGCCATTCGGTTTGAGAAAGCCGACTGCCTCGACTTGCCGCCTGTTACGTTTGTTGAGCGAGATGCACCATTGACACCGCAGCAGTTAAAGTTCTATAACATACTAAAGAAGCAGATGCTGATTGAAGCCGCTGGTGAAGAGGTGTCAGCAGTCAACGCCGCCGTACAAATTAACAAACTTCTGCAAATAGCTGGAGGTGCGGTGTATACGGATACAAACGAAGTGGTTGAGTTCGATGTGAGCAGTCGTTTAAACGTAGTGCAGGAAGTCATTGAAGAGTCGAGTCACAAGGTGCTTGTATTTGTTCCGTTCACGCACACCATCGAGTTGCTTGAGAAGCACTTGGCAAAGAACAACATTACGTGCGACGTCATCAACGGGTCCGTGCCTGTGAACAAACGCGCCGACATCGTTAAACACTTTCAAGAGCAACCAGAACCAAAAGTTTTAATCATTCAACCGAAGGCGGCGTCCCACGGGTTAACTCTAACTGCCGCCAACACAATCATTTGGTATGCTCCATGCACCAGCGTTGAAACGTACTTGCAAGCCAATGCACGTATCGACCGCCCCGGACAAGTCAACAACATGACCGTTGTGCACATCAAGGGTAGCCCCATTGAGGCCAAGATGTACACGATGCTTCAGAGCAACATTGACAACCATCAAAAAGTGATTGACTTGTACAAGCAAGAAATTTCTTCAGATGAATGTTGACATTGTCAAAAGTTAGAGTATAATTAGAATTGTGTGGTGTTAGTGGCTGACGGGTTAGCGCCGTTAGACTCTCCTTTCATAGCGGACGAAAACGCTAAAAACACACTGCTTTATGTGAACCGCTAGCACCACACACCTTATTAGGAGAATCAGATGGAAGACACACAAGACAGAATCACCCCCATGGACTTAGCCAAGCTAACGTCCATCTACATCAAGATCAGAGACAAACGCGCCGACAACAAGCGCATGTTTGAAGCTGAAGACAACGACCTCAAAGAGCAGTTGGAAGTGTTAGAAGCACAGATGCTCGATGTATGCAAAGAGATGAATGCCGACAGCATTCGCACCCCACACGGCACGATCATTCGCTCAGTAAAGTCACGGTACTGGACGAACGATTGGGATTCAATGTACGACTTCATAGAGGAGCACGGTGCATTTGGCCTGTTAGAGAAGAGACTTCATCAAACAAACATGAAGGAGTTTCTCTCTGAGAATCCCACAGTTCTACCACTTGGTCTCAATGTGGAGAATGCTTATACCGTGGTTGTTAGACGTTCTAAGGAAAAATGAAATGAGTGATCTCACTATTCTCAACCAAGACCTCCCCGACTTCCTGCAAACCGCAGGTGTTAGTGAGCTTACAAAACAACTCGCCGGTAAGACTGGCGTTAAACGCATCGTGCCCAAAAACGGAATCTTCCGTAAGACGGTCGGCGGTGAAGAGATGGGCAAGGTCAAGGGTAACTTGAACGCGATCATCGTTAACGCTTCCCCTGCTGTGGGTCGTATCTTCTATGCAAAAGCATGGAGCCCTGATGCCGAGCCGACTGCGCCCGACTGCTTCTCTAATGATGGTCGTGTGCCTGATGAGGGTTCAGCAAACAAACAAGCCGAGCGTTGCGACAACTGCACCCAGAACACCAAGGGTTCAGGTATGGGCAACTCCAAAGCTTGCCGCTACTCACGCCGCATTGCGCTCGTGTTGGAAGAAGACTTCGGCACATCGTTGGAAGGTGAAGTCTACCAAATGAACTTGGCATCCAAGTCATTGTTTGGTGACGGTGCCGGTGACAACACCCACACGTTTGAAAACTACTCTAAGTACTTAGCCAACAACGGCAAGAGCTTGGACTACGTTCTTACGCAGATCAGCTTCAATGAAGAGAATGACAACCAGTCTGTGTTGTTCACACCAACACGCTTCATCAAGCAACCTGAGTACGCTGTGACTAGCGAAGTAGCTAAGAAGCCTGACGTGCTGAAGATGGTCGTTATGACACCATACCAAGCAGACATGGCGGGCAAGCAAGCTAAGTTAGAAGCACCTAAAGCCGCCGCGCCAAAGGCTGAGTCTCCCATCGAGGAGCCAACCAAGCGTGAGAAGAAAGCCGAGCCAAAACCAACTGTCAAGAAAGACCTTGACTCTGTGGTGAAGGCTTGGAGCGACGAGGAGTAAACGCATGACCTATGGTTATAGCCAAAGCTTGGTGTACGCCAACAAAAAAGCAAGCATCAAGTCTTTGGGTGTAGCCTTGGGTCGTGTATGTATCCGCGCAAACGTAAGTGTCAGCAAGATTGCGGACGACTTCGGCGTGACTCGGATGACTATCTACAATTGGTTCAAGGGGGACCGAGAACCGCATCCGAGTTACGCGCAAGCGATCAGTGATTACATCATCTACACCAAAGCTCACCACCAAATAAAGTAAAACATGTCAACCTTCGATCTGCTAGATACAGTACTGCCACCGGAAGGGCGCTACTGTGTGATGGGGATTGGTAAGTACCCTGACCAAAAATTTGTAGATACTAAGGAAGAGGTTGAAGAGTTAGCGCAGCGATTTGTTAAACGTAAGATTGACGTATTCTTTGGATGCGCCAAGTTTGGTTCGTTAGACAACCGCACTCATGAGAATGCCAAATACTTCCGTGCTCTGTGGATGGACATTGACTGTGGCCCCACAAAAGGTGTACCCGACGAAAAAGGCATTATCAAAGGCTATCTCGATCAGCAGATTGGACTCGATGAGTTCAAGAAGTTCTGCGTTGCGGTCGGCTTACCAAAGCCAATACTAGTTAGCTCTGGCTACGGCATACATGCGTACTGGCTACTAGAAGAAACAGTGTCTCGCCGAGAGTGGGAGCCACTAGCCAACAGGCTTCGTGAGTTGTGCGTTGAGCAAGGGTTGATTGTGGACTCCTCAGTATTTGAGGCTTCACGCATCCTGCGTATCCCCGGCACATTCAACTTCAAGCAGAAAGAGCCAAAAGAGGTAACAGTACTTAATGAACTGACGCCTCGCATGACGTATCAAGAGTTGAAAGACTTGCTTGGTGCGCCTGAACCAAAAGACGATGTACCCGATTTCATTCCGCGCTCAATGAGCCCGATGATGGAAGCACTCATGGGTAACAAGATCAAACGGTTCAAGACCATCATGCTCAAGGCTGAGAATGGGTGCGCCCAACTTAACCACTGTTTTGCTAACCAAAACAGCATTGAAGAACCACTGTGGCGTTCCGCTCTTTCTATTGCAGCTTTTTGCGTAGACGGAGACAAGGCCGCACATAAACTATCGAGTGAGCATGAGGGTTACGACCCCGCAGAAGTTGACAACAAGGTTAACAATCTGCGCAAGAAAGGTGGCCCACATCACTGCTCAACATTTGCAAAACTCAATCCGCAAGGTTGTGAGGGTTGCATCCATAGAGGCAAAATTAAATCGCCCATCATGCTCGGTGTTGAGATTGAACAAGCCGACGCAGAAGATAACGAATATGCCGTCGAAGATTCAGACGGTGAGGTTGAGATACAGCACATACCAGAGTACCCATTTCCATTCTTTCGTGGGAAGAAGGGTGGTGTCTACATTCGCCCTGAGAGCGAAGATGACGAAGCCGAGCCGAAACTTGTTTATGAGCATGACCTATACGTAGTCAAGCGCATGCGTGACCCTGAGCTTGGTGAGATAGCTTTGTTTCGTTTGCACTTGCCGCACGATGGTGTACGGGAGTTCAGCATCCCTACGATGGGCATCTCGTCACCCGATGAGTTGCGCAAACAGTTGGCACACAACGGAGTTGTAGCCCACAAGTCGCAGTATGAATTGCTTGCAAGGTATGTTGTTTTCTTTATAAAAAATTTGCAATACATTAAAAAGGCAGAGACCATGAGAACTCAGTTTGGTTGGGTCGAGGGGAACAGTAAGTTCATCCTTGGCGATAGGGAGATCACAAAAGACGGAGTGTTTTACAGCCCCCCGTCAAGCGTTACGAAAGATATTGCCGGAAAGTTAATCACCAAAGGCTCTATGGAGAAGTGGAAAGAAGCGTTCAACATGTACGCTAGGCCGGGGCTTGAACCCCATGCGTTTGCCGCACTCACGGCATTTGGCTCACCACTGTTGAAATTTACAGGTCTTGAAGGTGCAATCATTAACGTGATCCACCCTGAGTCCGGTTCAGGTAAGTCGACAGCGTTGTTTATGTGCAACAGTGTGTATGGTGAACCCAAGGGTTTGACCTCCATGTACAAGGATACGTTCAACGCAAAGATGCACCAGCTAGGCGTAATGAACAACCTGCCCAACACCATTGACGAGATTACCAATCTGAGTGGCATGGAGTTCTCTGACTTGGCGTACAGCATCAGCCAAGGCCGAGGCAAAAACAAAATGAATGGGCAAACCAATACGTTGCGTGTAAACAACACTAGCTGGCAGGGTATGACTTTGTGTTCAGCAAACGCCAGCTTCTACGAGAAGTTAGGTGTGGCAAAGAATACGCCCGATGGTGAGTCCATGCGTCTGCTTGAGTACAAGATTGAACCCAACGGCATCATTGAGGTGCAAGAGGGTAAGCAGATGTTTGACCATCAGCTTCGTGAGAACTTTGGTCATGCCGGTGAGATTTACATTCAATGGCTTGTCAACAACTTGGAAGAAGCAATAGCCTTAGTGCGCAAGATTCAGGCTCGGCTTGACCGAGAAGTTCAGTTCAATCAGAAGGAGCGTTTCTGGTCAGGTGTGTCAGCGTGCAACATAGCTGGTGGCTTGATTGCGTCTCAGTTAGAACTGCACGACTACGACATGAAGGCAGTTTACGAGTGGCTCAAAGGCATGCTTGGTGACATGAGGTTTGAAATCCAAGCACCAAACTCAACACCCGTGACAATCCTTGGTGAGTTTGTTAACGCCCACATTAATAATGCTTTAGTAGTAAATGGTGAGGTCGATGCTCGTAGTAACCTGCAGTCCATGCCCATGCTCGAGCCCCGTGGAGAGCTGCTTATACGCTACGAGCCAGATACTAAAGAACTATTCATTGCGGCCAAACAATTCAAAGACTTCTGCGTCAAACAGCAGATTAACTACAAGACGACCTTGAAAGAATTGGGCAACGCCAAGATTTACGTAGAGGGTGTGAACAAGCGAATGTCCAAGGGCATGAAGGTTGTATCCCCCGCAGTACGGGTGCTGAAGTTTGACGCATCCGCCGCCGAGTTCTTACAGATGGACGCTTTCGTAGCTACAGATGAAAATCGAGACGGTAACGTATCAGATTGACTGGTCTAAATTCCGGCGCGGTTATTCTTTCTTTGTACCCTGCATTGACGAGAAAGCCGCCCGGAAAACAATTGCGGCAATAAGTAGTCGGCTAAAAATGTCTGTGGTTACTAAGGTAGTTATAGAAGACGGGGTCAAAGGCTTGCGCGTATGGCGCGTTTGAAGTAGACTGAACCCTAGGATTTCCTGAGTTGGTTGCTACTCTCCTTTTATCCCCGGCTAATCACTGGGGATTTTTTTCGGCCCTACGTTTAGCCGCCATCTCTTCGGTTCGTCTATCTAAACGATCCTCCAAAGTATCTGTGACGTCTTCAATAATTGGTTTATTTTGTTTTGTAACGTTGACACCTGCGCGAGAGCCCGCACGTTGCTCCGCTCGTTTCTTTAGAGACTCGTTAATTGTGTCTCTGTTGAGTCTGTAGGATGGGTATTTGTCGTTGAACTTAGCAACTTCATTATCAATAATGTCGTCAAACTTTTCATCCCCCTCATCAGTATCTTTACGGCGTTGGAAGTCAAGTTTGTTCAATAACAAGTTGCGTTGGTTGTTAATTTTTTGGTCAATACCAGACAACTTAAATGCTGGGCCTTGAGTTGATGCAAGAATGTCAGGGCGGAAACCAATCGCTTGACCAATCAGTTCACCTGTCTTTACATCATCTTTGCCGACTAGCTCAACACCGCGACCAGTCTTCATGCCCTCGTCTGCGTATCTGTTAGCAATAACAAGGTTACGGGCTACGGCAGGTAGCATACGATCCAGCATCTTCTGATAGTCACCCATTGCGTAAGCATCGTAGGCGTCGGCAAAACCTAAGCCCATACTTGCAGTTGGGCCACCGAAGTGATCTAACAAGAAAGCAATTGCGCTTTCACGAGAGGTCTTAGTCTCTTTACTATCTCTACCCCACAGATCGGCTAATCCAATACGAGAACCAATCGCCCATCCGGTAAGCGCATTAAATGGGCCTTGGGTAATAAGATCGCTTACGGGTACACCGCCAAGCGTAACGTCGCCTAATTTCTCAGGTAGGAATACTTCAAAGAACCAAGTTGGGAAATTAATGCCTTTGAGTTCTTCAGGCCAGTCTTCGTCGTCGCTCATTTGGCTCCAAGCCCATCCAGCAAGTCCCAAAATGGGATTGATTAGGGCCATGTTTGCCGCACCCGCTAGAAGGAAAGAAGTACCCATCATGCCGAAGAACTTAGTGGCTGCTTCTTTTTTGCCCTCTTTGTTGAGGTAAGGAAGCATATTCTTAAAATTGGTTAGCAACAGCAAAGACATCTGCAATGGGTACGTCTTAAACTGGAACGCAATCTTGCCGATACCTTGTTGCATAAACCGTGGACGGTTTGTAATGTCGTAGTTACCAAGGGCTTCGTTGGTAGAGTCAACCGCTTTTTGAACAGCAGCATCGTAATCAAGCCCCTGCTTCTTACCCAACCGATACGCAGCTAAGTAGACGGCCTCACGGCTTAGACGCTCAGTGTTGTGCATCAGAGCGCCGACCATTAAGTTTGCAAGACGCTTGCCTTTACCTACAACACCCTCAAACTGCTCGGTGGACATGCTCTTGTAGCCCCACACCAAAGAGGCATAGGTTGACTCAGACACACCACGCGAAGTCATCTCACCAATTGCTTTGCGCTCATCAGCAGGGAGGGACTTGTTGTTTGCAATGCTTGGCGCAGAGATAGAAGTTGTGCCGTCTGGATTAGGGCGGAACACGCTGTATTGATTAACCAACGTAGCCATCTTTGCAAGCTCGGTAGCCGCACCGGTAACGTTGTTGTAGTTACCACCCAATACAGGTAAGCCGGAAATGAATACGCTAGAAGGCTGAATCAAAGCCGACGCAGCAGAAGACAAGTACCAGAAGTAAGACGCTTTGTTTGCTACACCAGCAACAGACTCACTCAATGAGCCATGAGCGCCAGACAAAGCCATGTTGACACGCTTCTCAGCCTCTTGCACAAACGGAGATAACTCTTCACGTTCACCAATAGAGTCACGCGCCTCTGATAACGCGAGGCGAAGTTGCGGTGCGTACTTCAAGCGTGCCAACTGAATGGATTGCTTAGAAGCAGTAGTAGCAATGTTGCGCTGCAAGTCTGTGCTAAAACCAGCCCGACCCTTACGATGCGTAAACTGCCTGCGGAAAGATTGCTCAGGCATTGTGGTCAGATAGATTTGGTAAACCGCATCCTTTAAACCTTCTTTAGCTTCGGGCGAGCCCATGTCTTTGGCATCAATTGCCGCAAAGACTTCCTTGAGCATTGTGCTGGCGTCCTGTGATGCGGCGCGTAACTCTTTCAAGTCGTTACCTTGCACAAACTCTTTATCGGCTATTAGTTCAGCTAAAGATTTTCCACGCTCCGCCGCCATTTGTTTAGCCGCTTCATTACGTTCTGCACGGGTCTCAAACAAATAAAACTGACGCGTATTGCCGGAGCCAATAGCTAAGAAGAAATCACCACGGCGCACCAATGGGAAGAAAGGCCTAATCCGTGACTCAGCTTCAAACGTCTTACGCAAGACAGCCATCAGGTTTTTCTTTTCATCAGGGGACATGCCCTGCATGTTGCCTATCTGCTCGTCTAATATGTCGGAGTACAACTCAATGATTGACTCGTAGTAGTCCCGCAACTGCTTGTACATGCGTTGACCAACAGAGCCTAGTGCTTTGTAGTCGGCATCAAGTTGTTTGCTACGTATACGGGTGTTAGTATCAGATGGGTCTATCTCTGCTAGCGTAGTACCATACACAAAATCTGCAAACTGTTTGCGGCTAAGTTTGGGGTCTTCTTTAAACCCGCGATTCAAAGAATCAATCACCCGTTCAGCACCAACCAAAAACTGTTGAGACATACCCAACATACGCTGCAGTTGAGTGTTAGCTTTATTTAACGCAGGTATACCCACATCATCGGCCCACTTAGCCAAGAAATCAAACGTGGGGAGGCGCACAGTAGCTTCTAGTCTTGTATACCCTAGATCGCTAGTTACGTTAGCCAAGATTTGACGCACCGCTTTAGGGTCACGTGCCAACTGCATCAGTTCAACATTCTTAGCCGCGTCGCCCTCATTAGACAAACGCACTTTTTCTTTTGCAATCTTTGTGTCTCTGGCAAGCTGAAGCGCGGAACGTTGCGCTTTAATGTCGGCTTCTTCATTGAACTCGGGGGGAGTAAACTTGCCCTTTTGCTGGAGCGAAGTTCTTCCCATTCCAACCGCTGTCAGCCTTGTACCAAGCATCTTGTCAGTGATGTCGACTAGATCAGAGAACGCAGTAGCGTCACCCTGCTTGATACCAAACAAGTCACGGATACTATTAACAAACGTAGAGAAGAGAGTTGGCTCTTTGCGTACGCCTTTTACGCGCATCAAGAACTTTTGGAACTCAGGGCTAGACATGCCATAAGCTAAGAACTCGTGGGGGTTCTTAAATATATCGTAGCTGTCTGTTTCAGGGTTATAGGTTCTGCTAACCAAGTCGTTGAGGTCTTCGCTAACCATTTCAAGGTATGTTAGGTCTTTGTACTCTTGGTCGGCACGCTTCATTATGGCGTCCATCTCGCGCATAAACTTCTGAAGACTAGCGTTTCTAAAACCTTTCAATAGACCTGCTTCAATACGACTAGCCGTTGCTGCGTGCAGCAATTCGTGTAGCACTGTTATGTTATTTATACCTTGTAGGTCTCCGAAGCTAGTACCACGCACGTATACAGTACGTTCTTTCTGGCCCGGGGTATAAACAAATAAACCACGTGCACCTTCCATCTCCGCAAGAATATTGGCTGGGGTTCCGTCACCCTTCTCAACCACCACAAACTTAACGCCGACCATAAAGTTGCGGATGCGCTGCGCAACAAAACGTTGAAACAGATTGCCAGTCTTGATGATCTGTGCAATTGCTTGTGAGCCGGTGGTCAACGTATTAAATGCTGCGTTGGGTTTGTCTACCTTAGCATCTGATGACTTACTAGCTTTAGATTCTGTTTTACCCGATACACCCGGGGCTGTAACTGAACCAAGTACATCTTCTTTGGGGCCAGTAAGAACATCTTTGGCTGCTTTGATACCACGGCGAATGTCAGCAAGCTCTGCTTCCGTAGCCTTAGACTCTTTAATAGCTGCGCTAATGCGTTTACCCACCGCACTGCCACGAGCAATGTTAGGGTTATCTTGTAGTTCAACCAGACCACGAATCGCACTGCGCCGAGACTGGCGTGCGTCAATCTCAGCTTGCTCGGCCTCTTCAAAGCTAAGTTCTTCAATCTGCTCTGGCGTAAGAGTCTGCTCAAGCTGGGCAACAAACTTTTTTCGGTTGTACTCGGCATCGTTGTTGATTCGAGTCTGTTCGTTGCGACTTACCTTTATCTGCTCTTTAACTTCAAGAGGTTTAGGTTTGGGGCCACGTTTACCTTTTACTGCTCCGGCTGGTGGTGCTTCTTGTCCTTCTTGCGTTGTTTCGATGGTTTCAGAGGTTTCAGGGCCACTTATGTTTCCTTCTTGACGTTGGATTATTTCTGTTTTTACAAGGTCGTACTCAGCATCGCTAAGACTAGTATTAGTAAGTTCTGTGTCAAGCTGCTCGTCTGGTAACGCTCGAACTGCTTCAGGTGTAACCGCCCCACGAGTTAACGCATAGGGCGATGGCTTTGTTTCTGCGGGTGGCGCTTGTACGTATTTGCTAACGTCAACATTTGGAAGTTGAGCTTGTATCTCTTCTGGCGTTTTGCCCGTTGCAAGTAATCGTTTAACGCGAATGCCCTGTGCAATTTCTGTAGCGCGTTCTTTTACGCCCGGCTCGTTTGCGTAGTCTTGTATTTCTTTAGGACTAGCAAAAGCTTTGCCGTCTTCTTTAGCCGCAATTAGGATTGGGTCTTCATTACCAGCAAATTTTGTTGAACCTTTTTTATATGCGTCAAACATGCCTTGATACATGTTATCCACAATTGCATTGCCAGTACTGCCAAATGCGGCTGTTAGATTGTCTAATGGAGCTTGCTGTATTCCTTCTCCAGTAGTAGCTCCTGCAGTAGTCTGTCCAGCAGGAACCACTCCACTTGTGTCAACTCCAG